AGATGGAAAAAGTACTCGATGAAACAGCGGTAAAAGTACTTGAGTATATTCAATCTAAAGCACCTCGAAGTGGACAAGCATATGGCTTTGCAGACTCATTTGTCGCAATCCCTGAAGGTGAAGGAATCAATAAACGTATCGCTATTTATTCGAGTGGTAAAGGAAGATTAACTCATCTACTTGAATTTGGTTTTACACATCGTGGGGGTAAGTTTGTAGGACCTCGTCCTTTCATGAGACCAGCCTATGATGCATTTGCACCAGAGATGGTAGAAACCATGCGATCAATTATTGAAAGAGGTGGTTCATGATGAATTTTATCGAACAACTATTTCAGATACTAAATACAGTGTTGCCTGATAGGGTGACTTATGGAACGAATACGATAGATGAGGATTCAGAGGTTTATCCTTTCATTGTCTACCAGGAAATAAGTGATAGGGTTCAAAGTTATGCTGACAACCAATCACTCGTTCGAATTATCACTTATCAAATTACACTTGTTACAAAAACAAAAGATCGCTTGATTGAGGAGCAACTTGAAACTGCTCTATATCAGTCAGGAATGAACTATCAAATGATTACAGAATATGTCAATGAAGATCACTCGGTTAATCGAGTATATGAAATCAAACAGGAGGAAATAAAACATGAGTAATAAAGTTACTTTTGGACTGACCAATGTCCATTATGCACTCGCTACTATTGGAACGGATGGCTCTTGGTCCTTTGGGACGCCAAAACGTCTAGTCGGTGCTCAAGAAATCACCACTGAAATCATCGGTGGGAGTTCGCAAGTTTATGCAGATGATAAGGTTATCGCTACACTTGTATCAAATTCGGGATCCACAGTAACATTAAAATTTACTGAGATAGATGATGACTTTAAAAAGGATATTTTTGGATTCAAGACTGACACCAATGGTAATTTTGTCGAAGTCGTCAATAGTGAGACAAAGACGTTTGCATTGGGATATGAGATTCAAGGGGATGTGAAAGCACGTCGCATTTGGTACTACCTTTGTACAGCGACTCCTTCAGGAGATTCAAGCAAATCGAAAGCTGACTCTATTGAAGCAAACTCAATCTCACTCACGATAACTGCTCGTCCGATCGAATCAGGAAATAATCTGATCCTTCGTGTTATTGCGAGCGTTGGTGATACAAACTATACTAACTTCCTAACGACTTCACCAGTTTTACCAACATTTATTTAAGGAGTAGTTGAAAATGGAAAAAATAATCAAACTCGGTGAGAAAGAGTACAAACTCCACTCATCACTTTTTACAATTATCGACTACCGAAATGTATTCGGTTCTGAACTATTCAGCGACATCAAGAAACTTGAAAAGGGCAAGGATATCAAAGAAGAAGACTTTTCTCTTGTTATCGACACGATTTTTAGAATTATCTATGTGTTGCATCGCCCTTTCAGCAAGACGTCCTATAACGATTTCTTAATGGCACTTGATTTTGGAATTCTTAGCGATGCTGAAGAATTGGGAATTTTATCTCAAACCATCGGTGAAATGTTAGGCACTCTCCAAAAAGGCACCAAACCATCCCCACAGTCAAAATGATGAGCCAGAGTTTGGTGCGACTTCCAATATCATATTTAACCTGGCTCATCTAGGACTCTCAATTGAAGATTCTAAGTATTTTGACATAACTACATACTTTGAGTTAGTCCAACTCGAAATGAAAGTAATATCTGGAAATAGCGGTATCAAGATTGCATCACAAGCAGATATTGACCGGTTTTTAATTTAACCAAAGGAGGTGAGCAGAAATGGCAGAAACAGTCAAAGGACTCAATATTAAGCTTAGTCTTGATGGAAAAGACCTAGAGAATGAACTTAAAGAAATACAGTCGGATCTGAAAGAACAACAAAAAGATCTCAAAGCCATTAATGCAAACCTCAAGTACGACAGCTCGAATGTTGAACTTTGGAAACAAAAACAATCGAAGCTTAGCGATATTCTACAAACAACCAAAAAGAAACTTGAAACACAAAACCAGGAACTAGAGAAGGCTAAGCAAGCTGTAAAACTTGGTCAGATGAGCGAGAATGAATTCAATAAACTCGCTCGAAATGTGGCATACACTGAAGCTGAAGTCTCCAAGCTTAACCAAGAATTACAAAAGACAAGAGGTAAAATCACAGACCTATCAAATGCCAACTTTGAAAAGATTGGTAAGTTAGGTTCTACCCTTACTAAATCAGTTACTGTACCAGTTTTAGGAGCTTTATCAGCTCTTGGTGCACTTGCAGTTAAGACAGCAAATACAGCCGATGAAATAGCCGATACGGCTGCTAAACTTGGGCTTAGTGCCGAGAGTTTACAAGAATGGAACTACGTTGCGAAGATATCAGGAAGCTCGACAGAAAGCCTAAATAAGGCCTTTATCAAGGTCAATGGAATACTCGGTGACATCGCTACTGGTAATGGAGATAAGGTTTCTGAAAGCTTAGCTCAAATCGGATTAACAGTTGATGATCTCAAAGGGCTCAATGCAGATCAAGTGTTTAATCTCATACGAAATTCACTCGCTGGAGTTAGTGATGAAGCACTAAGAGTCGGAATAGCGAATGAGTTTTTTGGTAATAAGATTGGTACTGATATTTTACCGATGCTTTCACAAGAAGAAACTGCCATAACATCGCTCAGGCAAGAAGTCAGGGAGCTTGGGATTATCACGAATGAACAAGCTGCAATCTCTGGAGAATTCAACGATACTGTCGATCAAACGAAACAAGCACTCGGTAGTCTTGCAATGGATATTTCCGTTCAAGTTCTACCTATTATGCAGTCTCTGCTTCAAAAGATTAGAGATGAAATCGTACCGACTCTTAAGAGTTGGATTGAAAAGTGGAATAATCTGGATGCAGGTACAAAGCAAATTATACTCACTCTAGGTGCAGTCATTACTGCGATAGGTCCTGTGCTTTCAATCATTGGGAAAGTTGGACCCATTCTAAATATTGTATCAACCGCACTAAAAGCAGTAGGTACTTCGGGACTATTTGCTGGGGCAGGACTTAACTTTGCAACATTGGGTATTGGTGCACTTATCGCTATTATTGCGATGGCGTTATTCCAAAGCGAAGAGTTCCGAGCCTTACTTTCTAGACTTGGTGAAACATTAATGCTGTTATTACCACCAATTATGTCGATAGTGGACAGTTTGATGACTGCACTAACTCCAATTCTAGATGTGTTAATCGAACTCATTATTATGCTCGTTGATATGTTAGTCCCCATTATTGATGTGCTTTTAGTACCGTTGATGTCTCAAATCGGATTTATTGCTGAATTGCTCGAAACGGTCGCACCACTTATAGAAATCATCGGTCAAGTTTTACAAGCTATATTGGTTCCTGCTATCAAAGTGCTTCAAAAAGTTCTTGAACCAGTCATGGCGGTCGTTCAAAAAATCGTTGAATTCTTGGCTAAAATCTTCGAATGGATTGGGGATTTGGGTTCTAAAATGGGTGACATTGCAGGTAACTTTGGTGATATGGTTGGTAGCATCACTGGAAACATTGGTGAATTTGCTTCTAACTTAACCAAAGGAGTAGGTGACTTTGTTGGCAATGCAGCGGATAAAGTTGGTGGGTTCTTCGGAAAGATTGGTGGTTGGTTTGGCGATAAGTTTAACCTTAAACAGAACCAAAGTTCAAGTTCTACCAATAATATCAATCGATCTAATACGAATACCAACAACATCACCATCAATACCACCTCACCAACTTTCGATATTGATTCGATTAATAGAGCTCTTGGAGGTAATGTCATATGATAAGAAAAATCTATCTTGAAAACCCTTCAGGGAATAAGTTTTATTTTGACTATCGTAGTGGTTGCTTGATTCATAATATTAATGGTCTTGGCTTTATCCAAGAACT